AGGAGGCCGCGGCCTTTGAACGCGAGTGCTCCGAGGCTGCCGCTGCACGCGCCGGCAAGGTTGCTCAGGGCATCATGGTGCCGAGCGAGGTGCTGCGCCGTGACCTGACCGTTGGCACCGCATCCGGCGCTGGCGATCTGGTCGGCACTGACTTCCGTCCTGGCAGCTTCATTGAACTGCTGCGCAACCGCTCGGCACTGGCCGGCCTTGGCGTCACCAGCCTGACCGGGCTGACCGGCAACGTGGCAATCCCGCGCCAGACCGCTGCGGCGACCGCCTACTGGGTGGCTGAATCGGGTTCGCCCACCGAGTCCCAGCAGACGGTGGATCAGGTGAACCTTTCGCCAAAAACCGTAGGCGCCTTTACCGACTACAGCCGTCGCCTGATGCTGCAGGCCAGCATCGACGTGGAGCAGATGATCCGCCAGGATCTCGCCACTGTGCTGGCGCTTGAGATCGACCGCGTTGGCCTCTACGGCCTGGGCAATACCAGCCAGCCGCTTGGCATCAAGCTGACCACTGGCATCAACACCGAGAACTTCGGTGCCGCCACCCCGACCTATACCGAGGTGGTGAGCATGGAATCCAAGATCGCCGCGGACAACGCCGACATCGGCGCCATGGCGTATCTGATGAATGCCACCATGCGCGGCAACCTGAAGACCAAGGACAAAGGTACCGATACAGGCGCCTATGTGTTCGAGCCTGGCGGCACTGTCAACGGTTACAGCGCCGTCGTCAGCAATCAGGTTGAGTCTGGCGACATCTTCTTCGCGGTGTGGAGCCAGCTGATCATGGCGATGTGGAGTGGCCTGGATCTGACCGTGGATCCGTACACCCACAGCACCAGCGGCACCGTGCGCGTGGTAGCTCTGCAGGATGTGGACTTTGCGGTCCGTCACCCTGAAGGCTTCTGCCGCGGCAACGACACTCTCTGATGTTGATCGAAATCCTTAAGGACACGTCCATCAGGGGCGTGGCTGTCAAGGCAGGGCAGGTGGTTGATACCGAGCAATCGGACGCCACCGCTCTGATCAACATGGGCAAAGCGCAGCCGGCTCCGATTGTGGAGCCGGCCCCGGCAGTTTGCCCGCAGCCTTCCCGCAAACCACCCCGCAAGAGGACCAATGGCAATCTTCCAACAGACACTTGAGAAGCTGCAGCACTTCACGCTGCTGGCTACTACCACCATCACCGCCACCGGCAACCAGACCGGCGTCGATCTCCTTGAGTACGACGGCGACGTTCAGATCATCCTGGCCGGCACTGCTGCTGGCGCCAGCGCTGATCTGACGTTCCGCATCGAGGAATCTGCCGATAACAGCACGTTCACTGCTGTCACCGGCGGCACCTTCACCGCCATCGGCAACGCTGCCTACAAGGAGGTGAAGACCTTCGATCGCGACAACCTGAAGCGCTACATCCGTCTTAGCTGCACGGCTGAGACCGGCACCGCTTCCAGCGCTGTTACCTGCTTCGGCTTCGGTCTGAAGAAGTACGGCTGATGACGCTAACAGAGGACTTATCTCTGTTCCTGGCCGATTTCGGCGTCACTGTTACCAGTGGCGCCGTTACCGGCCTTGGCATCCTTGACATGCCTGGTCAAGTGGTTGCTGGTGAAATGATCATCACCACTGACTACAGGCTGACAGCAAAGACTTCTGAATTTGGCGGATTGATCTATGGCGCAGCCGTGACCGTAGATGGTATCAACTATCAGGTGCGTGATGCCATGAAGATTGACGATGGCGAATTCACCGAATTAATGTTGATGCGAGTTGCGCCGGAAAGCTCGGCAGCCGGCCAGGATCCACGACAGTTCGGGCTTGGCGACCTTGCCGATGTTGACGTGGCTGGCGCACAGGCTGGCGATGTGCTGGTGAATGATGGCGCAAACTGGGTGGATGGGCAGGACGATAATGGAACAGCGGTAGCGGTGGCACTGAGCTGATGGCAAAGACTCTCCTGTCCACTTACACCTTCACACCAGGCGCCGCCAATGCCGGCACTGTGGTGGTGCCTGGCAGTTACACGCTGGAGCAGTTCCTGCTGATCACGAACGTGACCAGCGGCACGATCCTGTATCAGTTCAACGTGCCATCGAAGGGCGCGGTGCTGACCACCGGCGGTGGCAACACGACGCTGACGCTTGAGTTCAGCACGCAGTCAATGAGCGCTGCGGACCGGCTGCAAGTGTTTGTTGACGATCCTGCTGCCGGCGGCGGCGGTGGTGGACTGACGGATACCCAGCTGCGCGCATCACCCGTTCCGGTGAGCGTGAGCGGTGTTGCCACAGCCGCGAATCAGACGACCGGCAACAGCAGCCTGAGCAGCATCGATGGCAAGGTGCCGGCCCTGGTGAGCGGCCGCCTGCCGGTGGATGGCAGTGGCGTCACGCAACCGGTGAGCGGCACCTTCTGGCAGGCAACTCAGCCGGTGTCAGGACCGCTGACTGATACGCAGCTGCGAGCTGCAGCGGTTCCCGTAAGCGGTACGTTCTGGCAGGCGACTCAGCCGATCAGCGGCAGCGTGTCAATCACAGGCACTGCTGCAGTCTCTGGCCCGCTGACTGACACCGAGCTGCGAGCCACAGCGGTGCCGGTGTCTGGCACCTTCTGGCAGGCCACGCAGCCGGTGAGCGCCAGCGCCCTACCGCTCCCGACTGGCGCCGCAACAGAGACGACGCTGGCAGCAGTGAACGGGAAGCTTCCGGCGCTGGACAGCGGCCGGCTGCCGGTGGTGTTGCCGGCTGGCGGTGGCGGACTGACAGACACCGAGCTGCGGGCCTCGCCTGTAGAGGTGATCAACACCAGCCCAGCATTCATGCGTGCGGGCTTTGCTGAAGTCGGCAGCGGGATCGTCGGCAAAGCGGCTGAGGATTTCACCCTGCTGCAGACGGGCAGCGGCATGACGGTGAACCAGTCGAGCGGGAACCTTGTCATCACGACCGGCACCACCGCCAACAGCGAAACGGTGATCCGCTCGATTGATACGTTCTCAGGCTCATTGCTGGCACGCCTGAAGGTGATCCTGTCTCAGAGGATCGCCAACCAGACATTCAGATACGAGCTGGCTGATTTGATTGGTGCGGCGCTGTCCTACACAATCAACAGCGCCACCAGCGTCACGGTTACCTTCCCAACCACCAACCCGTTCACAGCGGCCAATGTCGGCCAGAGCGTGCGACTGTCGCAAATCACTGGTGCTGCTGGCATCCCAGGCCGCTATGCGATTGCCAGCGTCTCAGGGCTCACAGTCACCTTCACCGTTGCAGCATGGCCGGCATCCGGTAGCGGCACCCTGACCCTGTATGGCTGGAACTACATCCAGTTGGAGTACAGCGGCACCACTGCGACCAATGCCAGCTTCGACGCACAGCGCCGCGGCTGGAACAGCGGCAACACCACCGCCACGATCAACACCACTGCATCGCCTGGCCATGTTGGGCAGATCAACTTCGACGTATTCACGGCCGGATTCTCTGATGCGCTGGTGGCCAGCAACACCGGCTATCAATGGACAAACCGAGCCAGCAGGATCGAGAACGTCCCCGATCCTGAGACGGTGTTGTATCTGTTCATCGTGGTGCAGAACGGCAGCACTGCGCCGGCCAGTACCACCACACTGACGACCAGATTCATTCAGATTGAGGATCAGGGACGGCAGAAGATCCGTGTAGCGAGTAGCGATCCTGTTGGCAGCCATGCGCTGCCGGTGCAGGTGCTGGGCGGTGCGTTGGGCACGCAGCCGGTGAGCGGCACGGTCACCGCCAACATCGGCACCGGCACCGTTGCAGCCGTCACCTCTGCCAACCTGGCGCTGCCGGGCATCATCGCGGATGTGGCCTCCGCTGCGCTGGCGACCACCACGACCACGGCGGCATTCACACCGACGTTTGGCACCAGCTACAGCGTCAGCATCCCGGTCACTGCAGTCAGCGGCACCACGCCAACGCTGGATGTGGCCATCGAGGAATCCGACGATTCGGGCACAAACTGGTTCAAGGTCTACGACTTCCCGAGGATTACGGGCACAGGCATCTACCGCTCACCGCTGATCCGCATGGTCGGCAACCGGGTGCGCTATGTGCAGACCGTCGCTGGCACCACGCCATCGTTCACCAGGGCAATCAACCGTCTGCAGAACAGCAACAGCTCCGAAGCCGTGCGCCAGCTGATCGACCGCTCGATCGTGCTCACCACGCTCAACAGCACGACGCCAAGCTTGGACACCAGGGACGCAGGCAACCGCGCCCAGCTGGTGGTCAACGTCGGCGCAATCACCACCACGGCACCAGCGCTTCAAATGGAGGGCAGCGACGACAACGGCGCCAGCTGGTACGCGATCGGCACTCCGCTCACCGCTGTGGCCAGCTCCACGGTGCAGCTGACAGTGGTGGACATCAACGCAGCGCTGATGCGCGTGCGTGTCTCGACCGCTGGTTCAGGCGTCACTGCTGGCTACGTGATGATCAAGGCACACGACTGATGAGCGCACCGATTCGCACCAATACTCGCGCGGCATGGACGGCAGGGAATCCAGTCTTGCTAGATGGCGAGTTTGGCC